TGTTTGATATGGTAGACACGTATGTAGACTACAAAGACGAAGTGCTTGCAGAAGTTATATTTCTGACTCACAATGTAAATAAACATATCGTTAACTTAAAAGAAAGACCGCAAGTAGAAGATACTCTGTGGGCTCCTGACATTCAAGAAACTAAAATTTCACAGTATGGAGGAGAAAATATTAGATATAAACATAATCTTAAAAGAAAGTTTATAGAAGAGTTTAAAGAGCTCCATGAAAGTAAAATACCTTGGAATACTATAAGGTATATTTTTTAAAAGTAAATATTAACATCTCAAATAATTGAGCAAAATAAATAAACAATGATTTTATTAATGACCAGCCTCTACGCCCTAGGCTTTCTCTCAGGGTTCCTTTTAAGTTCGTATAAATCTTCTAAGTTCGCTGCTTTCCAGCAGGATACTATTGAAGACTTGTTCCTTGAAGCTCTTGTGCTTAAAAAAGAGCTACATAAAAAGACTAAGAAGAAACCAACTAAGAAGAAGGTAACTAAGAAAAAGCTAGCAAAGAAGGTATAATGATATGACAGATTTCGAAACAATAATAGTAGCCTTAGTAGAGGTCAATAAGAAATACCCCAAACTAAGGTTCACTCAAATGCTTCAGACGTTGAACATAAACACTTTTGAAAATCAAGGACAACCCCTTGGTATTAAAGATAATTTTTATGTCTCAGACAAAATAATTTTAATGAAAATAGAAAAAGCATTAAAAAACCTAGTAGAATGAAAAGATTAATAGGAGTTAAAGAACTTAGGGCTCTATTAGAGTCTGAAAATACTATCTATGAAACATTAGATACTATAAATGATATGGCTAGGGTTTACGCTAGCAAAGTATCAATAGAGATGCTAAAGGCAGGCGCATCTAAAAGTCGTAATAGACTTGAATCAAGACCTGCCCCTAACCGATTAAAACATTAAATATGGCACTAATTATAATGGGAGTTTTAGCTGTAATACTAGCTATTTATTTTACATATAAATGTAACGAAGACTAATTTTAAACTGATAATATAATGGTAGAAACAAAAATCCTAAGTGCACATCTCCAACAGATAGTGGACGACACATTCCCCATGCTTGAACAGATAACTGGAGTAGACGAAGAACTGGCATGCAAGAATGACAGGCGACGTTTTGTAGTAGACGCACGTAAAATACTAGTAAACATACTTCGTAAACAAGCAGGTTTGACATGTATGCAGATAGCTAAGATCATAGGTAAAGACCACTCTACAGTAGTATTTTACGAAAAGATGCACAAAGTACATATGATAGAGCCTGACTACAGGCAAATGTATTCAGCTGTGTCCGGTATGTACTCAATAAAAAATACTATAAGGACACATGAGGGTTTGAAAGACCAGTTTGATACTCTACAGTATAAAACCAGAGCTCTTTTAAATTCTCTTGAACAGCAATGTGACTTAATGGCCAAAATAACTAAACTATGATAGAGACACGCACTTTAGAACTTGAATCTAAACATGGAGATTTAATTGCAATAGTAGAATATGAGTATGACCCAGGCACCGAAGGCTCATATGATGAACGCCCTGATCCTGACAACATTAATATTATTAGTGTACGTATAGTTACAGGGGGAGAAGAGTACAAAAGCCTTATACAGAATCTTGAAAAAGATTTAGCAGAATACGAACGTGAAGGTGGGGGAAGATATAACCCAGCTGACGATCGTTAAACGAAGTGCACAGATACACTGTGTACTATAATTATTAACCTGGTGGTTCAGGAAATAATTTGGTGGGGGGGATTACAACGGTAGTCCCCTTTTACAACTTAAAAACAGAAAATATGGTAAATCAAAAATCAATAGACTCATACAGTGAGTTAATCGAAAGCGGAACAATTTCAGTTAGACAGCACCAAGTGTTAAAGTGTTTAAAAGAAGAGCTAGGGCAGGCTACTAATAGAATGATAGCTAAATCTCTTGGGTGGGATATTAATAGAGTGACTGGAAGAATAACAGAGCTAAGAGAAAAAAGCTTAGTAGAGTCTGCCGGCGATTATTATGATAATGAGACTAATAGAACAGTAAACTTATGGAAATGTCGTTAACTTTACACAAAGTAAAAGACGAGCATCAGAAGAAAGCACTTAATGCGTGGAAAACTGCCGATTATAAAGGTAGTGTTATCTGTGGCACTGGCTTTGGGAAATCTCGTGTGGGTGTTCTTGCTGTTGCCAATACTCTTAATGGTGATAATAATAATACTGCTAAAGCACTTGTGCTTGTACCTACTGTCCAACTTCAAGACCAATTCACGGAAGAATTTACGAAGTGGGGACACGAAGATCTTTTAGATAGGATAGAAGTAATGTGCTACCAATCAGCTTACAAATTAAGCGGGGAGCACTACGACATAGTTATATGCGATGAAATTCACTTAGGGTTAAGCCCTGAGCATAGAAAGTTCTTCATTAATAATACTTATACGAGAATACTATGTATGACAGCTACATTACCTGAAGAGCCTGAATATCGTGCGATACTAGCTACGCTGGCGCCTACGATATATAACTTGAGCTTAGATGAATGTGTGGACTTAGAATTAGTAGCGCCTTACAAGATACTGTGTATACCACTAGATCTTAATGACGAAGAAAGAGCTGAGTACAAGAAAATAAACAACTCTTTTGGTTATCATAAAAATAGATTAGGGTTTGGTGCATTTGACACAGCTAAAGCTATCCTAGCAGATAGCAGTGCTACTCCTAAGGATAAAGCCACAGCATTTCAATTCTTTGCTTGCATACGTAAAAGAAAGAAAATCATAGATCACGCATCTGCCAAGGTATCTAAACTGCAGAGTATAATAGTTAACCACTTAGACACACAAATACTTGTATTTGGAGGCAGTAATGCCTTCACGGACGAGTTATGTGCAGCTATAGATGACAGAGCTGTGTCTTATCACAGTGCTAAAACTACTAAGCAGAAAAAGAATGCATTGCAAAGGTTTAACGATGGCGAGGCAGATGTACTCTGTTCAACTAAGGCTTTGAACCAGGGATTCAACGTTCCTAATGCAAGTGTAGGAGTTATCTGTGGGCTTACAAGCAAGTCTCTTTCTATGATTCAAAGGATAGGAAGACTCTTACGATTTCAAGAGGGGAAGACAGGCCAAGTCTACATCTTATATGTTCAAGATAGCCAAGAAGAAAAGTGGCTAAAAGAAGCAGTTAAAGGTCTTCGTAATATTACGTGGGGCAAATAGTTATTAACATTAATACCATTATCATGACAATATTTACTATCTTTATAGTCCTTTCCTATTTACTTTTTATTAACCCTTTTGTAAAGTTCACTACCTCTGAAGACTCACTGTTTATTGTGTTTAAGAGTACTGGCTCCTGCATTAAAGACGGAGATTATTTAGAGTATACGAAAGTAAAAACTTATAAACTATTCAAGTTTAGATAATATGGAAATTACAATAGATATTCAACTTCTTATAGATAATGAACTAAGTGCAGATGAGTATCTCACTTTGTATGCCATTTATAAAAAAGGCTTTAAAACCTTGGGGAAATTACAGTTAAAAGCTGACTGGGATAAACTCCAGGAGAAAGGATTCGTAAAGCAAGGCGCTAGCATAGAAGAGCATATAGTTCGACAAGAATTTATTGATCTTTTTTCTAGTGACTTTGAACAAATGTTTGCGGAGCTTGTAGCTGCTTTTCCTAGAAAGGTAAATTCAGGCAGAGGAATAAGGATTTTACGCGCCGCTGATGCATCATCAAGTGCTAACCGCAAAGCAATGACTAGATACCGGAAGATAGTACTCAATAAGCCACATGTTCATAAGAGAATTATGGGGTTACTTGATAACCAACTGAAAGTAGAGAGAGATAATTTAGGATTTTTACAAAGTCTCGAAGTATGGGTTAATAACCACACTTGGGAAAAATACACCGATATAGATGGACCAGACTCAGAAGAAAGAAGAATTACCAGAAAACTCTAATGTCTTTAAAGGCTTAGGATTTCAAAAAATAGATACGTCAGTACGACAGTCTATAGCAATAGTTAGAGAAGCAAAAGAAGGGAGAAGGCAAGTACTGCCTACTTCGTGGAAACGCTTAAATAGAAATTTGCTAGGTGGATTACAACAAGGTAAGATGTATGTTATAGCAGGACGACCTGGTGTAGGTAAGTCAGCTTTTAGTAATCAACTTGTATTTGATGTCTTAGACACTAATGCGCACAAAGATATAATTGTCCTATACTGGACATTTGAGATGCCTGGGTATCAGCAAGTAATGAGATCTGCATCTAAGGATGTAAGCAAACAGTTAGCAGAGCTGCTGTCTGTGGACATGTCTTTGTCTGACTCAGACTTTAGTAACTACGCAATGAAAGTACGAAAGTATGAGCACTATCCTATTTACTTTAATAACGTGCCCAGAACGATGGAGTATATCATTAATGCAAATGAAAAGATTACAGAAGAAAGCCCTGAAAGTATCATTGTTAATGTGTATGACCATTCAAGGCTTATACGAGGTAGTGAAGATTCAGAGCTAAAAAAACTGAATACAATATCTAAAGGGTGCATGCTACTACAGTCTCAGTTCAACGTAGTAAATATATTACTAAGTCAGTTGAATAGAAACATAGAGCAAGAACATCGAGCACGTAACCAGTACCAGCCCTTGCTGACTGATCTGTTCGGCGGAGACTCTATAGGCCAAGATGCACACGTTGTGATGATACTTAATCGTCCCAATGACTTGTACGGAATTACTGAAAAGTACTGTGATGAAGACCCTGTAGGTTTGATGGCAGTACACATTGAAAAAAACAGAGATGGAATGCTAGGTATGATTGCATACGAAGCTGACATGAGCACATTCAATATTACAGAACGTAAATAAAAACCAATATAAAATGGAACTACCAACAGAAAAGGTACCGGCGAGCCGTAAATCGCCAAAAAACATGATAATTTACGGTGCTCCTAAAATAGGAAAGACCACTGCCTTGGCACAATTAGATAACTGCTTAATTATAGACCTAGAAGATGGGTCTGATATGCTAGATGCACTTAAGATTAAAGTAAATAACCTCGCCGAGCTGACAGCAGTGGGCAAAGAAATTATGAAAGCAGGTAAGCCATATAAGTATGTAGCTATTGACACTATCTCTAAGCTAGAGGAATGGTGTGAAGAAGATGCTAAGAAACTTTACATGGCAACGCCTATGGGTAAGGACTTTGACACTAAGAACCCTGGAATGTCAATTCTTTCACTGCCTATGGGTGGAGGATATTACTATCTGCGTAAAGCATTTATGAAATGGATCTCTAACCTTAATAAACTAGCAGACCATATTATACTTGTAGGACATCTTAAAGATAAGATGGTAGATAAGAAAGGCAAAGAAGTAGCTGCTAAAGATCTCGCCTTAACAGGTAAGATAACTGAGATAACATGCTCAAATTCAGACGCTATTGGATACGTATACAGAGACGGAGAGGATACTTGTATCTCCTTCAATTCAAACGATAATATAAATGCTGGCTCTCGCTGTGACCACTTGAAAGGGAAGGAAATGGTGTTGGACTGGGATAATATTTTTATAGATTAATTTTTAAACCGCTTAAATATATCAAGATGATAGAAGCACAAACAGCTGGTGAGCTTACTACACAACCGCAGGCAACAAGTACGCCGCAAACTATTACTACGTCAATGGTCATAGAAGACTTAGACAACGGTATTGACAGGGACGGTATCCGTCTGAAGTATAACCTAGAAAAGTGGGAAGTAGCAGAGATGTTTAAGCACCCAACGCTCAAAGGCAAGAAAGTAAAGAAGACTAAGAAGCTTTCTTTCCAATTTCTAGATGATACTCCTACAGTAAATCCTGCTCAGACTAGCATCC